CGGAGATCCTGCCCTCGTGATGGAGCAGGGGGCCTAAGGGCTGCGAAATCGAATCCGCCCAAGGCGGCGATGCTCCGTTGCCTCTGTAGGGCATTTTTTGCGGGCTCCAGGATGTCGTCGTCGTCGTCGGGGATCATACCTTCCCCCCCTTGCAGGCGGTGTCGATCTGAGCGTTCACGATGCGGACGCTCTGAGCCGTCTCGGCGGTGTCTTGGGGAACCCATGACGGCTGCCTCAGCCCGCACGCAAAGGCTCTGACGGATTTCGACGCAACATCGGCGATACGCTTCTCAGGAGCTTTTCCGGCAGTGCCGGTCAGTTCGGCACAGCCTGACAACAGCGTCAGGAACGGTAGGCAGAGGAGCAACGTCCTCTGCCGCATCCAATGCTTCTTGCACACGGTGGTCGGCCTCCTGTTGAGCTTTGGTGAGCGCACGCTCAAACAGAAGCGCAGACCGTTCTTTGGCGGTTGAGAATCCCTTGAGGTAGCCGTAGCCGTAGAGGCCACCCAAGGCCGAGAGAATGAGAGGGACGTAGACGAGAGGGGAAACGAGACGGCCGAGAAGGGCAGCAATCATCCCCTGCCTCCCGTCCAATCCTGCACCCGCGCCGCGATGACGACGGCAACAGCCGCAAGCACGATGACGAGGACCATGGTCGATTTGCCGGCGCCGACGTGCTCCATGAGAGCCGATGTCCCCGACAGGCTCTCAGCGGTTTTCTGCGAGGCCTGGGTTGCGGTTCCAAGCACCCATTCGCCAGCAGAGGCGACGCCGATGAGGCCCGTTCCCCAGATGGTGCGGGACTTGACCAGAGCGGCGACAGGAGGCGTGGACGGGCAGACCGCTTGCGGCATCGGCTCGGGTGCCGGCTCAGCCTCGCCGGGCTTCACAGGTGGCGGCACCTCGTTCCATAGCGCGGCTTCAGCCAGGCGCCGGCGGGTCAGGCCCTTGAGCTCGCGCTTGGGCTTGCCCGCCTTGTTCCACCTGAGAAGCTGACCCGGCACCGCGTCATAGCGGCCCTTGTTCAATTCGCGAAGCAGGGTCGATTTGCGGAACGCGCCTTCTCCGACGTTGAAGACGAACGAGACGAGGGCATCGAATTGGTAGGCCGTGACGGGCACTTTTAGAGCGCCCTCGACGACGTTCTCGGCCCAAGCCAGATCCTTGATCAGAAGCCGCTCGGCCTCCTCCTTGGTGATGGCCTGACCCTTTTCGACGTTGTCGGTGTGGCCGTAGCCGATGGTCCAAACCTTGGCGGGGCAGAGGTAGGCCTCGAGGTAGCAGCCTTCGAAGCTCTTCACGAGGGCCAGGCCCTTTTCGCTCATGTCCACGGTGCTATCCCCCAATCCCGGCAAGCTGTTGACGTGCGTCGGCGACAGCAGCATCCACGGAAGCGCGATCAACAGCAGCTGCCACCTCTGCCTTAGAGAAAGCTTCCACGGTCTCGATCGCCATGGCGGCAGATTCCCAAGCGGCTCGCTTGGTGATGATGACATCTCGCAACTGCTCATAGGTGAGCCCCCGTACGGTTGCTTCCGTTGTGAGCTGGTTTTTTGCCGTATCGTCCGTGCCCAACTCGGCTCTGAGGACGAGCTCGTATTTGAGGAGGTAGGCGCCTTGCTTGCCGGGAGCGGCGGCGGTGATTTGAGAGCGGCGGGCCTCGGCCTCGGAGGCGATCATCAGCCCCGCGTCGCGCTTGTCGCGTTCGAGCAGGAGAGCAATCGCTTCGGCTTCGTCGCCCGTCCAATCGACCCAGAGATCGCCGATCTTGTAGCGCTTGGCGTTCGGGTGCTGGTCAGTCGGTGGGAAATTTGGTTCAATCGTGCTTGTGCGTGGACCGTGCATCGGATTTTCGCCTACTTTTGTTGTATAGTCAGACGTCTTGTAGAAGGGGAAACACTGATGATTTACGAGCAAGCCTTAGAGAAGCTGGCCTACATGGCCGACCTCAACCAAGTCTTCGCCGATACGCTGGGAGCGGCGACGGTTGCCGCAAACACGGCGCTTCTCAATCAAGCGTCCGAGGGACTCGCGACGGCGACGGACTACGAAGCCTTCATCGCCGACATCGAAGCGCGGTTCGTGCTCGCCGAACCCACCACCTGGACGGACGAAGACGCGGGCGACTACGACAATACGGGTGTCGTCGTGATTGAGGACGAGGCCCCGAACGTCGAAGAGGCAGAAGATGCGGGCTGGATCGCGCCCTACACGGCTCCGGACCTGTCCGACTGGAGCGCCCATAGGAAGCCATCGCTCGGCATCATCGACCTGATGCACGTCGAGGCCTAGGTCATCTGTTCAAAGACTTCCAGACTGGAATAAAGGCCGCCGTAAAATCCAGCGCCGGCTTTGCCGTTGAATGTCGTCGTTCCGGCAGCGTCGGCTCCAGCGCGAATTTTGTAGGTCCGCGACGTTGTATTGGATGCGGAGAACGGGGCCGTCTCAAGATTTGCGACGGCTATCGCCCCTGCCGATGCATTTCTAGGCGCAACGGTGGAAGTAGATGCGTTAACGGTGCTGTCCTGAAACATAGCCACGCCGATTCCGCTCACTGTCGCCGTTGACGCATAATGGCCTCGATGCTTGACGACGATGCGACTACTCGACAGAAGCGGAGTAAAGGCGAGAGACATATACTGATCGCCCTCCGTATTCTGAGGAATGGTGTTATCGGACGGAATCGTCGTCGTCCCCGTCGCAACGCCGCCGTCATACGTTTGGCTGTGCTGGATCATGTCGCCGGGTAGCGGCACGCCCGGGCCGTAGGTTTGCTTGACCGTCGCGTCTGAAGCCCACGTTCCAGCCGTCCCAAGCCCAGACCCCCAGTGCAGGAACCCAAGAACGCAGAACGCCTTCGATGTCACCGCCGTCCCTGTATAGTATATCCGCGCCGTGTCGGCAGCGCCCGCGCCGCCTTCCGCTGTCGATGAGGCAGTCCCGAAAGGCGAAAGCCTCAAAATTGGATCTGACACAAGACTCGTCGCGATGGTGAGCACGGCGCCTAAACGAATGACGCCTCCGTCGTTGAAAGCGACAACCCAGATATTGAAAGGGGCGTTGTTGCTCGTTCCCATGGACGAGCCCGACGAGATGACAAGAGAGGTTGCGACCGTCACTTCCACCCACTCGATTGACCCGGTTGCCGCCGTCGCCGACCGGAACGGCAGGAGTATCTTGTCCGTTGCTGTTGCGTCGGCCCCGGCGGCCGTCTTAAGTGCGATCGTTAAGGCGTTGGCGGCCACAGACGAGGTAATCGAGGCGTTGAGAGGAAACGGAGCGCGCGCCGCTGATGCGCCATAGCGCGCGTCGGCGGTGTCACGGTTGAGCGCATCGGTGCCAGCTGTGGCATTGCCGAGCCCGGTGATCTTCTTGCCGCCCCACGGGATGTCAGCCGTGATAGTCTGCTGACCATCGCCATAGATCGCGATGTCGAGCGCGTCCTTGATGTCATCAAATTCTTGGTCGAATTTGGTAGCCGTCGGATCGATCCCGAGGCTGGCATCCGTCGTGAAATCGTTCGGCCGTGTGAACGTGCCTGAGGAGAGGCCCATGGCGTTCCTTGACGTGAGGGAGGTTAATTGCTAAGCGCGGGACATGACCCGAGCGCTTGTTCCAGCACGCAAGACGCAACTTCCCGCCGAACCGCTGCGGGTCTACCCAACGCCCATCATTCTCAAAGGCGAATTGACCGACGAGCCGCCCGAGGCTTACGCAGGCCTCGGCACCATGCTCGCCTACATCCTGGCGGCGCTGATCGTCATCGCCATTCAGCCGGTCATTACCGGCACACGCGAGGCCGTGAGGCCTCAGGTGGCTAAGGTTGTTGCCCTTGCCCTGCCGAGTAGCCCTCAAGAGCGATCAGGGCCTTAACGATCTCACGGTACTTCGACTTGATCTGGTTGAGCGGCTTGCCTGCGGCGAGGGCGGCAAGTGCGCGGTCGATATCGTCCTGCGTGCGCGGGCCGAGCGAGGCGCTGTAGGCTGCCCGGTTAGCCGGTTGGCCAGCGCGTTTCAAGACGGCATTCG